CCCAACGAGCCTTCCCAGGCTTTAAGTTGGTTTCGCGATTGGTCACGGAGGTTGATACCCCAGGTTCCAAGCTTGTTGCGAAGCTGCCTATCAGCTGCCATTTGGCAAAGCTGGTTAAGCAGGGGCTCGGAAGCGATAGTCCGGTCTTTATCGGCATCCTTTCTGGCAAGTGATATCTTGTTGTAGCTAACTATTTTACATTTTTGGAGGAATCTCTCGTCGAATGACTCGACGATGTAACACGGAGGCCCTTCGGCCACCGCGAGACCCAATATCTCCCAAAACATCGGGAGATTTCTCGCAATGCTCATAGCTATTGGTAAGCAAGCAGGTGTAACGGTCCATTCCTCGGCCAAGAGTTTCCTGGCAAAGTTAGTAAACCGTCCGGTTACACCGACATTAGCTCCCTTGCCCCAATAAGCGCCTTCTTCAAATCCATCCCAGCGAGGACCATCACCAAGCAATTTCTGCAAGTGTTTTCTGACTGAAAGCGTCGACCAATGGGTATCAAACCCCAAATTGGCGTGGCCGTCTTTAACATGTGAAGTCTCGAGGTTCCGTCTGCGCCTTATGAGCGCATTCATGTGCCTATTCCGCCGTTCTCCCGTCGTAAAAACGGACATACCGGCGATTTCAGCTTTTTCACGGTTCCCTTTAAAAGGATATTTCTTAACGAAAGCACCAATTTGGCCCATGAGGAATTTCTCATCCGCGCTGTCGTAACACTGTGACAGCAGGGCCTTCCCTAGAGGGACGCAACTAGCCGGTTCTGGCCCGTTAAGGGCACGTAAAATCGGTTTTGCTGCGGCCCAACGGGGGGACAAAACTACTTGTGATAGGAACGACCGCAGGAATTGCAGGTCGCGCTTCTCATAGGCTTTGTTGTGCTGTGCGACTTTTGCACTAAGCACCTTACTGTGGTCTGCCTGTTTCGACCACCTTTGATCTCTTGCCTGCCGAAGGAAGGCTTTCGATTTGGCTTTTTCTGCACTCCGAACTTCTGGAGGCAGAGTTTCTGTGTAGAACATGGTGAGTCCTTTCACTGTGATTTCTTGCGACGATACGAGCTTACCGATGAATCGCCAAAACAACGACGTTCTGGAGCTCGTACAGGAGGTGGATGGCCGCGACAACGATCGCAATAACCATTCCCATCCTAGCCATTAACTTGGCCCGTTTTGACTTGGGCCTTGAAGCCGGCAGTCGTGCCATACGTCATGATGTCTGTGACGATGGAGTCGCGATCCGCGTCGGCGATGCCGACCGGAGAAATCACTTCAACGCGCACTTGTACGTCGCCGTACGGAGTTTTGGCGCCCGTGAGGGCTACCGTCCGTAGAGCGCGCATTTCGTAGCGGTTGACGCCAGAAAACGTGGCGCTTGCCTTCGGGTCGGTCTTCTTGAGGGTCAGACGGTCTTTCACGGTGCTGCTTTGCAGCGGTCCTTGATAACCAACTGACGTCCCATTAAAGAGATCGGCGGTATAGGTCTTGGCGTTAACAGTCAACGACATTTTGAACCTTTCAGAAAGGAGATTTGCTCAGAATTGAGCGGAAGGGTTGTAATGCGCTTTAGCAAACCGTGAAAAACCGGCAAGCTTCTGCACGTTGCGCCCACGCAATTGCTGATTGAGCAGTGCTACCGCATCAAGCAGCCGAAGATCACTCATAAAAGCGAGCGGCTTCGCGCGGACGACTAACTTCGGTGGATTTATCCCCACGACGCGTTGTTTCGTTTGCGTCGTACTTGTAACAACACCAGTACACTGTTTGGAAACAGCATAGGAGGTACTATTACTTGCCTGACCAATGGACTGCCACGTAGAGGTGAGAACCTCATCGATCGTGTAGCAAGACCCAAGGCTTTTGAAGGAGGGATTTAAGGCTGGGCCAAGGGACGCGAAGAAGTTATTCACGTTTACCACCCAGTTTAGGACAAAGGAAAAGCGCACAAGGTCGATAGCTGCTTCCGGAACGGAAGTTAAGCCGAGACCCA